TCTGGACACTGAATCCATTTATCCCCATCCGTAAACCATTGGTACTTGTCTGTATCATCCCTCAATGCAGCGATAGCTAGGAAAAGTTCCTCGTTCGTTCCGTAATCAACACTATCGGTTTCGTCAGGATGTGGAATATTACTGAAAAACTCAATACTATATAGACCGTATTCGGGTCCAGTGAAAATACATAAATCTTTGTTAAGTTCCGCTCCAAACAATCTATATCCCAACTCATCTAATTTCTTTCTAAGTTTATAGGTACTCTTGCGAATAAAGCACGGTGTTGTAAATCCCATAGTTATTCCTCCTTATCTATCTTAATATCCGTTACTTCTCCACGATTAATAAAACGTTCATCAGAGTTATAATATCCAGCAATTACTGTACACAAGGAACGATCTGTTCTACATTGTTCTTGTAGACTACAATTGTCACATGGTGCACTATTCCGCATTAATACTAATTCATGCAGCACCCCATCTATTATTATTCCGTTCTTTACTTTCATAATCAATCTCCTTTCTGTTTAATCCGTTCAAGTACATCCCTGTTGGCTTCTAGTATATCATCGAAAGACGGAATAGGAAACCATGCCAACACGATACTATTTCCAAAAATCCATCTATTATCTTTATCAAAAGCATTTGTTTTATAAAACCTTTCAATTAGAATGCGTGAAACACCACAACACATTGTCAAAACGAAAACTTTTTGTCCTTCTTCCGGCAACCGTTCCTTAACACTTATCCAAGGCGATTGCTTTGACTGCCATTGTGCGCCAGAAATAAAGTCAACAATGCAGTACGGTTCACAATGACGCTGCCTGTTTCTGCAATCATTGGAATATCCCCTTGCCGCTTCTTCTGCTGTCTGTTTGGTTTCTTCCTTTATCATAATTCGTCAAACTCTTTTTGTAATTCTTTTATCTTACTATCCAAAGCATACATATATAACTGAAAGAAATTTTTACCAAAAATTTCTTCCTTTAATGGTACATCATTGTGCATCCTGTTGTATGTAAATATCAATCCACCACCATATTTTATGTTAGAATTTTCAAGTGTCATCTTATGATCTTTGTATTCCTCTATTTTATTGTTTATTTCTATTGCTCTTATAAATTTATCTTTATCCATATCTTTTCTTTCCATCTACCCTAGCAGCATATACATTACTACTAGGAATAGATAATAAATTGTTGTTTTACTCATTTTCACCCACGGTTTGCTCTAATTGCCTATCAAATTCTTTAATACATTCAAATAAATAGTGCGCAATGATAGGTTGTACTGCATTACCTATACACTCCGTTCTGTCCACCCGATCGGGAAGCTCATTATGTTTTCCAGCAAAGCGGGGTGCGGGTATTGACTGTCTTGTTCTCCATCCCGGATATATTCTTGTATGTTGCCCCGATAGGTAGGGCTTCCGAAATACCGATCCCTGGCTGCACCGTGAGCTGTTGTTTTCACGGGAGTAGGCAATACAATATAACCGTTCCCGACCCTGTTGTATGCCAAAGTCGGTGCCTGATAAACATTGCCATTCTGCATCATACCCGATTTCGGAAAGGTTGCATAGGACTCGTTCAAATCCCCGAATAAGGAGCATTGGGCTGTTTTCAATGATGATGTATCTAGGTCTAACTTCCCGTATAACTCGATACATCTCAGCCCATAAGCCACTTCTTTCACCGACAATTCCGACACCTTTTCCAGCAACGCTGATGTCCTGGCAAGGGAATCCACCGCTAATGATGTCAACAAACGTTGGATTTGAATACGTTCTAATATCTCTGTTGATTCCATGGTCTTCTCCAAATTTTTTTTTGATTATACTTGCTTGATACTCTTCATATTCGCAGCTCCAGAGTGTTTTTATTCCAGCAAATGCTGCACCCAAGCCGAAACCTTCTATCCCACTAAACAGAGAGCCGTGAGTCAATTTGCTTTGCTTCATTTCTATCTTGTTTTGAGAGTTATTCTTCTTTCAGTATGCTATCAATCAAGCCGTCTATTTCCTGATCTGATAGAAATTGCTTACCTGCGTCCTTTTGCTTCTGAAGTTCAACTTTAAGCCTATTCTCTATTCTTTTCAACGCTGTACAAGTGTTCTTATCAGGATAATACCAGTCGATAGAACTAAAAATAATTACTTTAATGTGATCTAATTCTAGGCTATCTGGGCAATGCTCATTGAGAAAGTATAAATCTTCTTTGATTAGTTTCTCATACGCCTCCTTGCTTATTTTTATGTTCATATCTGTTCCTTATACGTTAATACAAATATTCTTCTGGATCATATCCTAATTCGATAATCTCCTGTTTCAATTTATTGATATTACGTTTCCATCCCCGACGATCTCCTTTAACTTCCGGGTCATTATTGTCAAGCATGAGCTGAATATCCTTTATCTCTTCGATTTTATCTTTAACTGAATCATCGGTTGAGTAACATTCAGGACATAGCATCTTGCCTTTATTCAATTCTGATTCACGAGTAGAATTTAATTCTACCCATTCTCCGCATTTACTGCATGGTACTGGCATTTCCATAATATTCCTTTTTTTATTAGTTATGATTAAAATAAAAAATGCCTGAACTATCCGCCCAGGCACAAAAAAGGCGGTAGAATTGAATTTACCGCCTAACTTTAGTCTTAATAATTTTAATTATTTCTTGGTATTACCATATGGTTTGCTTTTATTATCATTACTTTTAATAAAAATAGATGCTACGGATACAAGTGTACTAGCACCCATAATCCCAGCAAACCAAGGTTTGTCTAAATAAAGAGCATAACCAGCAAGAACTATCATTACAACTATAGCTAGAAATGCGAAAAACATTCCCCACCAATTCATTCTTCCATCTCTTCTATCAGC